TAGTAGTGCCGGAAAGAAACGGTGGTCTGTTCCCGCCAGCGAACGAGGGGAACTTGCCTCCAAGCACGTTTATCTCCGCGACCCGATAATCGTTATAATCGCCGCCAGCGATCTGGCTCCCGATTGCCAAGTCGGCGTCTGCCCATTCCTGCAAGAGCCTTCGCGGGACGAAAACTGTAGGGGCAAACTTATCCCACAGCACGGGGTTAAGCTGCGTTGCCGCGCCTGTGATGGCCGCTTTTGCCTTGTACAGCGCCCAATCATCGCCCGGGAGGTGGTACATGACGTAAGCGTTAGCTGCATAATT